GAGTTGTCGTCACCGTCCCAAAAGACAATAATTTTGTCGTAGTTGTGTTCATCAATTTGTTTTCTGAGGGTATTGATAAAATGAAAGACACCCCCGATATGGTTTCCTTCCACGAAGAGGTCTCTGACCCCATGGAATCCGATTTTAAATAGGTTATCACCATCTACTAAGAGTGTCTTCACAATTTATTGTTTATACAGTTTCACTTTCTTTTTCCTCAAACAAGCTGAAATCTCCATCAGCCCCGATAATCTCTTTCCAATACTCAGCGTTTTCTTTCTTGTATTGTTCAATAGATACTTTCTCTTCAGCAGCGTCTTTTCCTGCCAAGAATCCGTGTGGTGTTACGATGATTTTTCCATCTTCATAACCCAAACCATTGATGTGGTTTTTCATAACAGAAACTTTTGTACGGATTGCAAATTTAACAGTTCGTTTGTCTTTTGTTGCAGAAATTTTGTTTGTTCCTGCACCTTTTTGATTACCAAATAAGAATACCAAAGATGAGTTTAACCAAATGGCTTCACCACCCTTCGCTTTAATCTTTGGTTGTCCAAATGGATTGTCAGGAAGTTCAACCCAAGGCTGATTAACAATCACCAATGTGTTTTCATATTTTGAATCAGATTTACGAGAACCTGAAATACGTTGGTTGATACCCATTCCAATCTTGTCGGCAAGAACCGCGGCGTTGTGTTGTTTACCACCTTTACCATCAAAGGTCATCTTACAAGGAACTGAACCTACTGAATCCCAAAGGAACAATAAATCATATTCCAATTCACCTTTTTCTTGAGCGTCCAATAAACTATTAATATAATCTGTAATTTGTTCAATATAAGAGAAGTTGTTGTTGAAGATGAAAAATCCATCCCAATCCAATTCACCTGTTTCGGGGTCAACCACTTCGTCACAATCAAAACCCATAAGTCTTGCGTGTTCAAAACTCCACTTCTGTTCGGTGATAATGAACACGGGAAGAATATTTTGTTTCTGAGCTGATACGGCCGCTTTTACAAGACCCGTTGTCTTACCTGTATCAGAGTGACCCAAGAACATGTTCAAGTGTCCTATGGCGGGTCCTGGTAGTCCTACAGCGTCCAAGAAATCTTTACCCAAGTCAAAGTATCTTTGTGGTTTATACTTCGCCGAAGTTGAGAATTTCTTCTTTACTGAATTAAAATCGTTTTTCTTGATTGCCATGTGTGTTATAAATTAATCATGTATGGTACCATACATGATACCATACATGATGTTTTGTTTTATTAGAACGGTAAGTCCTCAGCAGGTTCGTCAAATAATTGTGGGTCAGCAGGAGCCGCAGGTGCTGATTTAGAACCACCCATCATCATATCTCCTGAATCACTATACAAGTATTTACCTGTCTCATTATCCCAACGAGGCTCTTCACCACGAGAGATTGCTTCCAAATATTCTACAGGTTTCTTAGAGTAAACATCATTCCATGTCAACTCATCTGCCAACCATTCTTCCATAACCTTAGCGGTCTCGTGAAGAGGTGCTGGGTCATCATGCATAATAGTTTGGATTGTTGTGTAATCTTTTCCACCAGGAGTTTTAGATTTAACCAACTGTACAATAAGGTCTCTACCTTTTTGTGAATCAGTTACATCACCTTTCTGTCTCCAAATTGGAATAATTTTGTCAAGAATACCATCATTCTTGTAATTGTGTTTGAAACGCCAAAACTTTACACCTTCGTCTTCAGCATCACGGTCAATAACCTTTACGATGTAAAATTTACGAGATTTGTATTGTTTAGCCAATTCTTTGTCTGACTCTTTGCCGGTAGACATCAACTCATCGTGAACCTCATTCAAAGGTGAACGCTCATTGTCATTTTTACCTGGGTCATAGAATTTTTGCCATTTACCACCCACTTGTAATTCGTGGTACCAAACCTCTTTGAAAGGTGAAGAACCATCGGGTGTAGGAAGGATACGTACTCTACGTTGTCCTTGAGATTGCCCTTGTAAAAGAATGCAAGCAAAATACTTTTTCATTCTTTCCTCTTGGGACATTCGGTTAGAGTCTCCGAAAGACTGTGTGTTTTTTTCGTACTGTGAAAGTACTGCGTCAAGTGAACTCATCATGTTTTTTGTTTAATTAGATTGTTTGTTTATAAATTATAGTTGTTATTTTTCTGTTCGTCAAATTATTTCGCCAAATAAAAAAGGGCCACAACGTGACCCTTTCAATATAGTAAAAAGTTGTTAAAAATCAATACATTTTAAAGGATGTTCCTGTTGGTTCTGCACCATAATTATCAAATGATTTTTTAATATCTGTAGGTACAATATCTTCAACCTCATCTGAAGTTAACACATATTCATTCTTTCCCGATTTTTCCAAATCATCTTGTTTGTCATCAAAAAAATCAGAAAGTTTTTGATTGAATGGTCCACTATCAAGACTTCTCAAGTTTAATTTTTCTTGGGGTGTTTTTGGTCTGTACTGTTCAATCTTTTCTTCCATAGAGTTTAACTTATTGAAAACATCATCCATAGCATTTAACTTGGTTTGTAATCCTTCAATTTGTTTAAACATCATATCAAAATATTCTTGTTGTTTGGTTTCTACATTTTTTTGTGAATTAACTAAATCAGTAATATCTAATTCTTCAGAACTACTATCACTTTCTTCACTCTTACCACTACCATCAATTTTTTCAACTTCAGTATCAGTTGTCGTATCAATGACTTCAGGTACTGCTGGTGCCGCCGCTAATGTTGGGTCTCCGCCAGGTGCTGCCGCAGGAGCCGCTGCAGGGTCAACAGGAGCCGCAGGGTCTTCAGGTGGTGGGGGTAAATCACCCAAGGCATCTTGTTCTACAATATACTTATTAATAGAATTGTGTCTTTTAATTTCTTCAATAATTTTTTTATCAATTGCCATTTTTTTAACCATTTAATAATTGTTTAACACCTTGTGGTGTTTCAACTTGGACTCTTTTATTTGTTCTCATTGTGTTGTCAACTCTTTCAATAAGACCGTCTCTGTCTCTAACTGTATAGCAATTACCAGTATCTAAATCACATACTTCGGTAAATCCATTTCCGGCATTTTTTTCCGTGTATCTTGTGTTTTTACCAAGATAATTGTCTAAATGTTGTTTAATATTCATAGTTGTATTTTTTTAATAAATATCATTTAAAGTTAACAAGTTTATATTTAACCAATAATTCAACTACATTTTCAGCCGACTTAACAAATGTTTCTTCCATGTTTTTATTTGAGTCAAACCATTTAGCATATTGTTCATCAGTTTGAAATCTGTTTTGAGGCCAATATTTAATCCATATTGAGGACATGTGGCTAACGTAATCACCTTTTGTATTCCACACTAATGAACCAGTATTTCCAGATGCTATTATTGGAGCAAATAACAAACTTTTAGATAAAACTTGTTCATTAAGATAATAGTCATTAATAAATTTAACTGAATTTGTAAATGACTCACCGGATGTACCCGTTGTAAATACCGCGCTTGGTTGGGCATATCCATTTTGGTTAGTTTTACAACCAAATTGTTTTTGGAAATATTTTTCTCTTCCTCCATAACTAATTTGTTGTGGAAAACTACCACCAGCTAGTATTGTATTACCTAAATCATGATTGAATGTATAAACAGAATTGTCATCATGACCATTAACATATGCGGTATATAAAACCATAGCTCTTGCTGGTCCTAAAGTAACATTATCTCTAATTATTTTTGCTAAATCAGCAAATGATATTGATTGTTGTGTATTTTCATCAACACCAACATAGTTTCGATATCTTGGATTTGTTGATAACATATCCGCCTGACATTTTGATGAAAAATCTGACGAATATTGAACATTAGTCTGAACACTATTACCAATAGTAATAACATTTATTGTTGGTTGTGTTGAGGCAACTTCAGTTTCTTTTTGTCTTTTTAATATTTGAACTAATTGTCCCAATAAATTAGCATTAATTGAAACCAATTGTTTTGTTATTAATGGTAATGAATATATTGGCATCCTAACACCACTAAAAAATGTTTTAAAGTCGCCAGCACTAATCGTATGTTCAACGGATTGAATCATATATGGTCCTCTAAACATTGGTACATTCCTCAAGTTAAAATACATTGTAGGTTGAATCATCATATTTCCCATTGATTCTACCCTACATTCATAACTTCTATTTTTATATAAATTATATAAACTAACGTTTTGAGTACTTGTTCTTCTACCACCAGCTGAGTTAGCCATATCAGTCATAACTCGGTTAGCCTCTGTTGTTGCGGCAGCATTATTTTGGTCAAGTTGAATACTATAAAAGACACCTTGGTTTCTAATTCCAAAATCGACATTAAATCCAACAACTTTATTTGATTGTGCCCAATCTGTTTTTGTACTTTTTAACTCTGAAATTAATGGATTGTCTGAGTTCCTTGATAAATCAAAGGCATCTGTTCTCCATCTGTAATCAGCATTTTCTCTCATATCTAAATGCTCGCTTGGTTTTCCCGCATAATAACATACAAATTTTGGTTGTGACTCTCGGTAATCAACGTCTAAAAAAGTACCAAATAACGAGTTGGCTAAGTCATTAGCCCTTTCTTCTCTAGGTTTAACACCTTGAGTAACTTCTCCCGCTCCCCAAAAATTCATATATGCCGGTAATGGCATCATTTGAAATTGGTTATCTGCAATAATCCTACTTACAAAATCAATAATCCTTGCATCAAGTGATGTTGTTCCTGAAAAGAAATCTTTTAATTTGAAAACATCCACCAACACTTTATCACCAATATCTCTATTCGCCCTATCTAAGAACATAACATCTTGATATAATGTTTTATCTTTAAATTCACTTCCAGCAATCCACTTATCGTTAAATGATTTAAATGCTTCGTAAAATTCTATTTTAGGTTGCATACCGTCAATAGCGGATAATATTGGTTTTTCAGTTGTTTCTACATAATCAGGTAATTCTTTTCTCAATACAAACATTAACTCACCCAAAACATAATTTAGATACTCATCATTATTTGTGTAAAAATCATTTATTGCTGTTATAAAATCTGTCTTTGTATATACACCATTATTCAATGATTTTTGAGTACCAAAAATTTTGATGAGTGGGGCAAAGTTTTTAATATTTCCTTCAGTAAACTCAACATTTAATGTTGGGAAAAAGTCAGTGTAATAACTTCCTGAATTTGAATACGTTAATCCTGTTGTTGTTGCAAATCCAACATATGTTTCCATAGCAATCCAAGCGTTTGGATATGCAGCTTTTGACTGTGGTAAAGTTATTTGTGTTACAGCTCCGTTTGTAACAGGAACACTGTTTTGAACATATGCGTTATATAGATAAGGGTCCTCAACTTTATTATAGTTTGTCGTGTTCAATGTTGTAAACGTACCAAATACACGTCTATTAAAGTTACTTGGGTTTCCGTATTTAAAAACAACATCATAATTCACAAAAGATTGTATTACCGTATTGGCTTGAGTTAATTGAGCATTTCCACAATCAACAACATAATTGTCCGGAGTATCTGTTAATGTAACTGTTGGAACTAACAACATTTGTGACATCAATCCTTGGAAGTTTCTATTGGCATAACTTGAGTTTGATAAATCTTCAGATGTTAAATCCGTAAATGATTTACAGAAATTTAAAAATTCATTTTCAAACGAATCTAAAATTTCTGTTTTAAACGTTCCAAAGACATCATCAATCTTAGAATACGTCTGACCAAATTTAACCACATCCTGTATTTCCAAATTTGGATAAATTTCTTTCATGTATTCATTTGGACCTGGTTTTGTAATACTTGATAATTCAAAGTATCCAAAATTTGGTGCCGCCCAAAATGGTCTAACAGAACCATTAAACACCGCCTTGTTATTTTGAACTTCTTGTGTTTGTGTTAATCCTGTTATTGTTTCCGTAAAACATTCACCAATAACTTGGTTATATATAGTACCAAAACTTGGCATTAACAAAGTTTTATATTGTTGGCTTGAATTGAATTTTGGTGAGTTTTGTGTTTCAAATGTTGTAAAAAAATTGTTAAACTTCAACACTTGATTTGGTGTTGCATTATATCCAACTTGTGTTGCTATTTGAGCGTTTGGTATTGCACCTATAACCAATCCTTGATTAATTGCGGTTTGTATATCTGTATCTGTATATCCCGTTAATAGTTCTTGACCAGTAACTAAAAAATATGTGTCATTAATCATCTTTGGATAAAATCCAAGATTCATTTGTACTTGTGTTAAAGTTAATGGTGGTTGTGATATTGTATCTTGAGCAACAATATTATAATTTTCATTGATTGATGTAAATGTATATTGTTTCTGTAATGATGAGCCATCGGGGTCATAAAGATTTGCAACATCCACATTTTTCCAAACAGAATCCAAAATATCTATATTTGTTTCAACATATGTTTTGTAACGGTGCCAAATAGAACCATATTTTATAATCCAAGAATATGGTAATTTATGTACACCACCAAATTTTGTTAAAGTAGTAAATATATAATCTAAAGGTGTAGAATCTTCTGTTGTAATGTTTTTATATTTCTCTCTTAATGTAGCAAGTGGTAATGAATTTAAAAACAAATATGCTGGTAAAACATATGGTGTTGTATTTGTATTGTTTCTATCTTTATTAATACCATCTTGTAAGGCATTAATAAAGAAGGGGGTATTCAACATTGATGTTGTTTGTAAGGCATCAACATTTCCAGTTTTGGCTTGGTAATTTATTGGTCCTTCAGTTACTAAGAAACTATTATTTAAACGTCTGTCTGTATAAAATTGGTTAAAGGCGGCTAAAGTTCCTGTTGGTGGAGTTCCTGTAATATTTCCCGACCCACCAACGGATAATATTGGTTTGGGTGTTGATAGTGTTTGAATAAAACAATTATTAACAAAAGGTCTGTTATTGTTTAAACTATCAGCACTCTCATAATTGGTAATATATCTTTGAGTATCATTTAAAAATAAACTTTTTGTGGTATCAAAAACATTACCTTTAGATGTTTTTACACCAGCCAAGTTTTCATTTTGCCAATCAGTAATAACAAATGGATAAACATCCATTATGTTTGTTTGTGTTGACAATGTTGATTTAATATAATTTGATAGGTTTGTTAATGATTGAATATTTTTATTCGTGGTTGGTTTTGATTTAATAAACGAACTATTTAAAATTGCGTAATCATTTTCTGTAATTGTTCTTAAATACTCAGAAGTAAATTCACCTCTAATAAATTGTTGCCAACTAGAACCAGTTCCGTCATTTGAAATCCTTTTAAGAGCTAACGGGAAACCTTGTGGTGTAAAAGCAAAGTTTTTTAATATTTTTGTTAAACTTGGACTTGTAGAAGCAAGTGCTGTTCTTATGTTGGAAACCTCTAAATCAGATAATGTATTATATACTGATAGTTGTTTTGCTCCTGATGTAGACAATCTATCCCAGTATGATGCCAATAAGACTCTCTCATAAATTTCATAAATAAATTTAACACTATCATAATCACTATACGGTATATTTGTTGTGGGGAATTCAACACCGTTTACAGTAATTCTACTTATAACATTGGCTTCGTTATTACTACCATTTGGGCCCATGTTAATATTATTTCTTTGAGCCAATCCTTTCATATATTCTTCAACAAATTGAACTTCGGGCCAAACCTTATAATCATTCGCTCTTGTTTTTGAGATTTCTGACGGGTCACCGGGGTATCTTAATTCAAACCTTTCACCATCAGGATTGTTTGTTTCAACAAAATATTGTGGCCAAGGATATACTGGAATATCTTTTAAAGCGTTTTGG